TGTTACTGTCAGAGGCAAGGGTGCAGACGGCACAAACCCATATCAAACACCTGGGCAGACGCCGTTTCAACAACCAACTCCAGCGACAACACCATATACTATTCCTGGAACAACACCGTTTCAGACTCCTGGACAAACACCATTCCAGCAGCCAACTCCTGCTACAACACCATATACAATTCCAGCTACAACACCATATCAGACTCCTGGACAAACTCCATTCCAGCAGCCTACACCTGCAACAACACCTTACACCATTCCAGCAACTCAACCATATCAGACTCCTGGACAGACACCGTTTCAACAACCAACTCCAGCGACGCAACCTTATACGAACCCTGGAACTTCACCATTTACGCAACCAACACAATATTACATTCCGACGCAGTATTATATTCCGACGCAGTATTATATTCCATCGCAGTCGCCTTATACCTCACCTACGCAATATTATATTCCAACACAATATTATATTCCATCTGTGTATTATATTCCTGGACAGTCTCCATATTCTGGGACAACTCCATATACAAGTCCATACCAACAACCATACACATCACAAGGATCAGTTCCTGGAACAATTCCACATAAGAGAGGACCTGGTCACCCTAAGCCATATCAACAACCATATATTAACTATTTTCAAAATCCTGGAACATCTCCTGGACAATCTCCTGGGCAGTCTCCATATTCTGGAACAACACCATATCAACAAGCAGTTCCTTATCAACAAGCTGTTCCGTATCAACAGGCTGTGCCATATCAGATTCCTGGAACCTCACCATATCAACAGGCTGTTCCATATCAGCAAGCAGTGCCATATCAACAGGCTGTGCCATATCAGATTCCTGGTCAAACGCCATATCAATCTCCTGGACAAACGCCATACCAAGCGTTCATTCCATCGACTTCTCCATTCACAACGCCACACCAGAGTCCTTATCAAACTCCTGGACAAACACCGTATCAGGCATTTATTCCATCAACAACACCGTTCTATACGCCGAATCAGTCGCCATATCAAACCCCTGGACAGACACCATATCAAGCGTTTATTCCGTCAACAACACCTTTCTATACTCCAAACCAAACGCCATATCAAACCCCTGGACAGACACCATATCAAGCGTTTATTCCTTCTACAACACCATTTACAACTCCAGTTAGCGGTGTAGCAGGACAACCAACATCTGTTCTTGGAGTTCCATTTCCTGGAGGCGGTATTTCACAAACTGCAACTCCTGTTGGAGCAACTGAAATTAACTATTATAACTATCCAGTAACTTCAAATACAGGAACTTCATTCTCTGTAACTCTCGGAACAGGTCCAGGAAGCAACGTTATTGTTGAAATTGATTAACCGTAATCATTTAATAAATATAATAAGAACTCACACTATGGGTGTAATAAATGATTCCAGCAAGCAGATCGGACTTAAAGACCTATTGCCTTCGTAAATTAGGTTTTCCAGTAATTGAAATTAACGTTGATGACGATCAAGTCGATGATCGTATCGATGAAGCCATCTCATTGTGGCAACAATTTCACTACGATGCTGTAACCAAAGTTTACATGCGCCATCAAATTACGCAAGATGATGTAAACAATCGTTGGATTCCAGTTGATCCATTTATCATCAGCATCACTCGTATTTTTACACTTTCTACAGAACAGGTTAATTCTGCGGCAACTCAGAACTTTAACATGTTCGATATTAACTATCAGATTCGTTTAAACGAACTTTACGACTTTACCTCAGCCGATTATGTTTACTTCGAATTGGCTAATCAACACATTCGTACTCTAGAAATGCTATTCATTGGTGAAGTTCCAATCCGTTACAATCAATTCGAAAATAAACTCTGGATCGACGTAAACTGGGGCGGCTCAGTTACAGTTGGTTCTTGGGTTATTGCCGAAGCATACGCAACACTAAACCCAGCAACAGTCACAACATTCTGGAACGATAACTGGCTTAAGAGATACACCACTGCTTTAATTAAAAGACAATGGGGTGAGAATCTTAAGAAGTTTGCTGGCGTTCAACTTCCAGGTGGAATTGCTCTTAACGGTCAACAAATTTGGCAAGAAGCTGATGCACAATGTACAGCTCTAGAAGCAGAATTAAGAGACATGTACGAAATGCCAGCTCAATTTGAGGTCGGCTAGATGATTGTCCATAAACATCACATTGTTCCTAAACATATGGGTGGATTCGATGATCCTTCCAATTTAATTGAGCTTACAATTGAACAACATGCAGAAGCTCATCGTGTTTTGTTTGAACAACATGGTAAGTGGCAAGATCGTATTGCTTGGTTGACTTTGTCTGGTCAGATTAATGGAGCAGAAGCCGCACGCCAAAAAAGAATAGAAGTCAATAAAGCCAGAAAAGGTAGAAAGATGCCAGCTGGAATGGGTGAGAAGATTCGTCAAGCCAATTTAAGAAATGGAAATAGACCACCAATTGGTTCTAATAGTGGATCTTTTAAAAAAGGTAATGTTTCTTGGTGTAAAGGAAAAAAGAATTGGATGACTGAAGAACATCGCGAAAAGATTCGTGAAGCTAATCGTCGTAGAGCTAAGGTATCATCATAATGGCTCCGACAATCTATACAATTTACAAATTTGTTAATCTCATTAACAATAAATCATATATTGGGTTTACTAAAAAAAATCCAAGTAAAAGATTAATTGAGCATAAATCAGCTGTCAACACAGGCAGCGACTATGCGTTACATGAAGCAATGCGTAAATATGGTGTCGATAATTTTAAATTTGAAATTGTATATCAATCTTGGGATAAGCACCACACATTAAATATAATGGAGCCTTATTTTATTAAAGAACATAATAGTTTTATAAGTGAAAATGGTTATAATATGACATATGGCGGTCAAGGTGGAATGTTAGATAAAATTCATTCTGAAAAGACTAGAGAAAAAATGAGTTCTGCTTGGACTGAAGAAAGAAAAAGAAAATGCTCAAGAAGAATGATGTTAAATAATCCAAGCAAATCCGAAACAGTTAAACAAAAAATGAGTTTAGCTAAGATAGGGAAATCGCCACCAAACAAAGGTAAAAAATGTAATTGGGTTAGCATTCATAATAAAGCGAAATTCACAGGTAGAAGTTGGATTAAAGATCCTGAAACAGGAAAAAGAGTTTGGTGTTAATCTATGACAAATCATTACTTTAATAATTTTAATTCTCAACCAGAGCAAGAACTCTATAATGCTCTGATCAATGAGACAATTCAAATTTGGGGATTGGATTCTTTTTATCTCCCACGCACATCAGGTTCAACTACTGATCTGATTTTCGGCGATGACCCAACTAAGAAATTTACAGATTCTTATCCTGTTGAAGTTTACATTAAGAATGTTGACAACTTCGAAGGTCAAGAATTGTTTAGTAAATTTGGTTTAGAAGTTCAACACCAAATTCGTTTCTTAATGACAACCGATGCATTCAAGCGTCGTGTTCCATCAACATATTCAAGACCACGCGAAGGCGACTTGTTATGGTTGACAAACTTCCAAGCATTATTTGAAATTAAGTTTGTAAACCAACAACACTTTTTCTATGCATTCGGTCAAAAGAAATTCTATGGTTATGAATTAGTTTGCGAAAGATTCCGCTACAGTAATGAAACTGTTAATAGTGGTATTATTGAAATCGATGATGCAGTCAACACACAAGTCATCTCATACAACTTCAATATGGAAACTGGTGGATTCTTGACCTATCAATTAGGCGAACCAGTATATCAAGGATCAAATCTATCAGCAGCAACTGCAACAGCAACTATCGTAAATTGGGATCTTCCATCGTCAACGTTACAATTAAAGAACATCCAAGGCGTCTTTGTAACAAACGCCGCAATTCATGGTGCTAATTCTGGTGCAATATTCACACTATACAGTTATGATGGTCTGAATAACGCAAATGCTTTAGATGACAATAATACTGAATTAGGTGTATTAGCTGATGATATTCTTGACTTTAGTGAATCAAATCCATTCGGCGAACCAACACAAATTCCAACAAGCATTACAAACCAAGACACGATCTTCATTAATGTCAATGGTCAAGAAGTCAATATGTTTAATAATGCTGATCAATTGGTAGAATTCCCAGTTGGATCTCCTAAATCAAACAACTCAAGCAAAATATAGGCAAGTAAAAAATGTTCTACGCAAATAATTTCCCAATGCCATATGCAATCGCTAATTTAGCGCAGACGGCAAATCTATCAGCATTCGATGCAAACTTTGGTGCTATTTCCAACTATTTGGCAAATGTCGCTAATGAATCAGGAACACCATACGGTATTGCTAATAATGGTTATCTTTCCTACATCGATGCTAATAGCGTTCTCAATCTTGCCAATAATTCATCAAATGTTTCAATTGTTTCTGGTGCTAATGCAGTACAAATTAATGCTAACAGTGCAGTTTTCACTTTTGGTACTGATGGATCATTGACTTTACCAATTAGTAGTTTTGACCCATTTCATAATTCTGCTGCAATCAATGTTGCAGCTGGTGGGCAACAATTAGCAATTACAGCTAATGGACTAACATGGAAATTTGACAACTCTTATCTTTCATATAATGCACCAACACTACAGATTCCACCAAGCGGAGCTGCGTTAGGTGACGTTGATGCGCAAAATGCCGCAGAATTGTTCACACCAAACACAATGACCTATGTTGCCATGAATTATGGTTATGACCAATACTTGTGGGCAAACGCTAATGGTTGGTTCATTGGAACAAACTGGTCTGCCAATAATTATGATGGAACATTGTCTGCAGACTGGCAGTTTGATAAATTTGGCAACATAACACTACCAACATTTGGTGGTAAAATTATGGCAAACGGCAATATGAATGCTGTCTATATTCAAGCAAACACTAATAGTGGTAGATGGGCATTTACTAATGCAAACACTTTAGTATTTCCAGACTCAACAGGTCAATCTACTGCATTCACCAATTTCGCTAATCTTGCAATATACAACTCATATAACCAGGCAAATGCTGCTTATGCTGCTGCAAACAATAACATTCCAGACGTTTTTGCAAATAGCGGATTAGTGTTAGCAAACTCAGCTAATTTGACATTTAACAATACAGCATCAGTCAATGCTGTTGTGACAGCTAACGGAACAGTTGGCGCGAATATTTCTTTCGTTGTCAACACATCAATGAACTTGGTTACATTGAATGTGTCTTCAAATACATTAAGCGTTGGAACAAGCTCATCTGCCGCTGCTAACGGCTACAGCAGGTTAACAAACGGATTATTGTTCCAGTGGGGTAATGTTTCTGTAACAAATGCAAACACTACTGTGACGTTCCCAGTTCCATTTACTAATATATTCCAAGTAACTGCAACTACAGTTCAAGGTGGTGTTGGCGCGACTGGTGCGAACGTAAACTGCGCTGCATTTATCACAACCAGTAACTCAACCACGTTCAACGTTAGAACAAATAGCACAACTGCAAATACTGTAAACTGGATGGCAATTGGTAACTAATAAAGGTGATGCATGTTAGGAAATAATCCATTCTATTATAGAACTATAAGAAATATGGTTGTCGCATTCGGCACCATATTTAAAGACATCACATTAGTTCGTTATGCAAAAGACACCTACGACGAAATTAATCGTTTAAACGTTCCATTAAAATATGCAGGTAAAGAAGATTTTCTAACCCGTCTAGCAGAGAACTTTGATTTACATAAACAAACTCAAATCAATCTTCCTGTTATGACTTTTGAAATGACTAATATTGAATATGATCCATCTAGAAAGCTTTCCTCATTCTTAAAGTCTGGAAGCGGCATAAGCCCAACACAAGCAAATTCACAATATCAGGGTGTTCCTTATAATTTACAATTTGAATTAAACATCTATGTTCGTAACGTTGAAGACGGAACTCAAATCGTAGAACAAATTCTACCATTCTTTAATCCAGATTATACACTCTCAATGATGTTTGTTGAATCAATGAACATAAGCAGAGAAGTTCCAATTATTCTTGAAGATATTAAATACGAAAACAAATACGAAGGTCCAGCTGAAACAACAGTTAGAACATTAGTTT